CCAATCCCCCTTACCGCTCTTAGGTTAGCCTCCTGAACCTTTTTAGCATTACCATACATAGTATCAAACTCACGGGATATACCACGGGCTTTGGATGTGAATTCATCACGCAATTTTATTGCTAATCCTATACCCATTGAACTACCCGAAAGATTGATCATTTTTTATTTTAGATTATCTGTAGCTTCTTTCATTTTTTCATGGTAACTCTCGGCAAGTTGTAAATATTTATACCTTCTACTTACCGGTAATCTCATGAACTCAGACTCCGTAAAGTTTAAGTTCGCATTGCAACAATAAAAATACTGACCTTCGATAGATTGCTTATACGGCTCTATCGGGTCAGTGGGAAGAAAAAAGATTCTTTTAGGAATAGAGATATTTGTTCTGATTGCCCAGTCAATGGATTTATTACCTCTGTAATAAGGTCAAATGGTTTATCCATCTTGTCAAGCTTAGTTCTTATTTCTTGCATCTCTCTTGCTGTGAACATCGAGAATCTTTCAACCTTTTGCCATATACCATTTTCCAATTGAACTTCGAAATTACGGATGATTAATTTATCATTGATCGTAAGATCACCAGTATCCTTTTTAAGTGATTTAGATTCCCCCAATCCATTGAGATACTCCATTCTACATTTCTTCTTGCTTAGCAATTCAAATTCAAAAGTATCATCCATCAAGGTATCTGGGTAATGCGTGCACCTATGCTTAAAGAAATTATTATCATTTTCCTCGGGGAATTCGGTCAATGGTTTTGAAAAGTCCCAATCATAATTACTAAGGTCTTCATCAAAATTTACAGTTTTTGTTTTTTCATCCCCATCCGTAAAGGTATGATCAAAGTTTACCTCGTAGCCTAAGCTTTGGATTCTTGACTTAAACATAAGGTAATATTTATCTTTTACCCTCATCTTTGCAACATCCTCAAATGTTAATTTTGGGTTAACAATTATGGCAGCTAGAAACTTATGCATTGCTGCTGTACTTTTATTGTCCTTTAGCTTTGACAAAATATCTTCGTCGTCGCCATTTCTTTCACGAATGGTAACCGGCATGCCAGATGGACAAATTACATCCTCTGTTGGCCCCACCCTGAATGCATCCATTTCATTTACATGGCTTGGAGCTTTTGCTTTTGATTTCATGGTTTAAGTGATTAATTGGTTTAAAACAAAAAAAGAGCTAAGGATTTCTCAGCTCTCTTTAATAGTCAATTTAAAAAAAGTAGTTTGGCAATATGCTCTTAAACAACTACTTCTTGGTCCACCGAGAACTCAATGCTTTCTATGGTGTTATCCGATGATAATCTATCCAATTCAATTCCGTTTATCTTGCATGGCCATACTCCAACGAATGTTCTTGTTTCTACAACCGATACGCCATCCGTGGATAGGATTTGAACTTGAACTGCCTTCTTATAAACTTCGGGAATAGCTCCACCGCCCGTAACTTCATTTTGAACAGTTGCTAACCAAGCCCAGATAAGTTTATCTGGAAAGGAAGCATTTCTGATCTTATCAACCATCAAGTTGCCCAGCTTAAGTAATCCACCCGTTTTGATTAGATGGTTACCTTCACCATGTTCAACTTGATCCACAGACCTTTCGGGCATTGTAACCTTTTGGGCTAAGAACGGATTCATCCCAAATATGAAAATTGAGAATTGAAACTTTTTATGCGGATTTGATACTTGTGCCATAGTTTATTTTTTAACCTAGGTTAGAAGTGAATGTAGTGCCGGAAGCAGTTGATATAATATCGATTGTTACAACCTGCATTGAAACAACTTCCTTCAAGCTTAGTTTAACATGGTATTTTCCTTGGTCAAGATCGGCTCGGTTATTTACTTTCAAATCGGAATCTTGGTTAGCAAATTGATCGCCTTGCCAATCATAATCCACTAAAGCTCTCTTTTCATTACCCTTCAACGAATCCAAGAAAGGTCTAACTTCGTTGTATATCTCTGAGAATGTACGGAAATCGTTGGGCTCCTCAATGAATCCATCGAATATCGGTGCTAAGCTCTTCTCAATGAATATGATAAGTTTTACCACATTCATGAATGACTTTCTGGATGAAGCCAATTGACCACTGAAATTACCCCTTATTAGGATTGTTCCACTCTTATTATTAACTACATTTATTTGGTAGTTAGCTAATAAGTCAAGATCAGCGGTTGTAGTAAAGTTATTAACTACCCCAAGTGCACCCTGAATAAATCCGCGATTTGCACCGGCAAATGAATACCAAGGTCCAAATTGTTTAGATGATGCCATTGCAGCTCCAAGAACATCCCCAACTTCAGCAATATTACGAGTTGCACCGGATACTAAAGGATCGGGTATAATCAGCCCACCGGCAATAAAGTATGAATGTCTATCGTCAATGGTAGTAGCAGTTCTAGCTGATTGTAGAGCAGCTACTGTTGCAGAAGTGTTTGGTAAATGCAAGAATGCTACGCAATCCTTTCTGGATTGTGCATATTGTCCATAAGCTTCTAAAACTGTATTGCTATACTTATCAATGGGTGCAAATGCTTCAAAATCATTATACTGATCAAATGCATTAACCCCAACTTTAGATACTGGACTTCCGATATAATCATTATCACCCGGGGCAGTTCCATCACTACCATTATGTATTGCCCATGTTCCAGTAATTGGGATCATTTGGACATTATATGAGGATAGATCAAAGTATGTTACATTAAATGTTGGAGAATTTGCTGCAAGATCATCCAAGAAATGACAATCCTTTACCGCCGGATTACCCGGTATGGTAATATTTTGGTAAGTCTCATTCAGACTTGAGTCGGTTGCATGGGTTATAACAATATTAAAATAAGCAGCATTTCCATTGGACGGGGCCGTTATTTGAACAGTAATATTATTATAGTCGGCACCGGGATATTTCAAAGTTAATAAAAACAATTGAACATCTACCATTGAAATAACCTGATTGGCAAATGGAGCTACTTGATTAATCGTTGCTGTTACTGCATCCAATGTGGTGGCATCCGCCGGACTTGTATAATGTCCGATCTTATTTACCCTCAGCATTGCTCCACGGCCAAGAGCTCTTTTGGCAAGAGTAGGACCATCAAACGTAGATACCTCTGGACCGTATAGTTTAGCAAACTCAGTCCATGAAGTAATGATATTATCTGGGCATCCGAATGGACCTCTTACGGTTCTTACAGAGATTGCAGCTAACCCTTTTATCGGGGAGTCAACAAAGAAAGATTCGTCAACCTCATTAAACTGCACCTTGGATGATTCCATATTGTAACTTTTAAGTTGTTTAAAGTCAGTTTAGTATTGTATTTGAGCTCTCAGGTAAATTCTCCTTTTCATTAATTACTACCACCACGGATTGCTTTTCAATAAGTACTTCACCTTCATCATCAGTAACAGTAATTTCTTTAATGGGTGATATACCGGATTTGATTGCTCTTGCCGGAGTTTCTTGAATATCCACTGCCTCGTATATGTAAGACTTTTCTATTAAAGAAAAGTTAAGATCGGGGCTTTGTTTAGTATATGCATACCTTATCAGAAAATCCGTAAATAATGGTGGAACTGGGTTTTTAGGATCAACATAATATTTTATGTAATCCATATTTGGTAAAGCTATTTGCCTTACTGCTTCTAAAATACGGTCATGGCTTGTTCTATCAGATGATAATGTAACTTGAAATCTATAATTGGATAGAACCGTAGTTGGTTTAAATAAAGTAAATTTACCATTCTGATCACCATAGTAGGATGTAAAATCCCCAGTGTCACCAAAGTTAAAACCTAATCCAGTAATCACCACTCTGGGCATTTTCTTAATATCCCTATCCCCCGATGCACCATGCCCATAAACATCCACACATATATTTTTATCACTCAATATTTTTACCTTGGCAGCTTCATATCCCTTGCTATTACCCTGATATAAATCACGATCTGGTGTTAATCCATTCTGTAAAAGAACTTGGTATATAGCATCCTCAATGCTATTCTCAATTGCTTGCTGTATAGTTATTACTGGGATCATATATAAACCTCAAACCCGTCCACTTGTAATTTACTTATTTTATTTTTTATAGCCATTTTTACAATTCTCTCAACCCCCTTTTTACCACCAATATCTTTGAATGAAGGTTCCCATAATGGTCTTTGAGGCATATTTCCAAATCCATATTCATGCGCTAATGCATACTCGGTAATGGATATTCCTTTACTATTTACAGCATCCTTTGATACTCCGGCGTAATATTCATCACCCCTTTTCCAAGCTTTGATAGCTCCATAATAATCTTCACTATGAACTAATACCCTTGAATCTGCTATGGATGATCTTGCAGCTCTTGGTGCCCATCCCAAATCCTGATTATTAATATGGTTCTTAGCAATTTTTACAATTGTTTCTGCGGCTTTTCTTTGGCCATAAATGCCCGATGATTTTAAGATATTGGGTAATTTTTTTAAAACTCTACCAGCAACTTCCCAATTACCGGTAAATTCAAACTCTATCATCTTGGTGATCTAAGGGTATCATCAAAGGAATCATCGAAAGTATTACCACCCTCAATTTCGTATCTTTCTTCACCAGTTAATAATTCCTTTCTATGTAATACCACTTGTAATAATAATGGGTTGTCATGAGCTTGAGATACTAATGTATCACCCTCGGCCTTATACTTTATACCCCTATGAATAAAATAATCCTTATCGGGTTGAAAGTCAAAATAACCATCGCTTGTTAAATAGCCCAAATCGGATAAATACTTTCTATTGATAATCATTGCCATATTTTGATTATCAAGTTCACCAGTTTCGGTCTCCTTGGTTAATGGCCATTTTCTAAAATAGTTAAAATCGAGTAATACCAATAGCTGTATAAATTCATAATCAGTTTCGGTATTTTGCTCTTGTTCATTGAATCTTGGAACTGGTTCTGTATCGCTTCTTCCTACTAAACTTCTTTTCCATAAAACAATATCCTGATTGAAGTCATCATGTACTCCATCTATTATACCAGCATATTTTGCCCAAGTGGCATCGGATACTTTTCTTGCCATCTATGGTAAATAATATCTTGATATTACGGGTAGTATAAATCTCCTATGCAACTGGGGTAATCCCTGCTTCTCGGGTATAAATGGAATTGTCCTCTTACCACAAATTGTAAGATAAACTGTTAGTGTTGAAGCTATTTCACAAATATCGGATTTCAATGCATCAACAGCTTCCACCCCCCCATGGGCTTTTAAAATCTTTTCTGGGTCAACAAACTCAACATCCGATGGGCCCGTTGTAATCTTTTTTACTAAATCCCCCCCAACCAATGACTTTAAATTCCTTTCAATAAATTCATATACAACTAACTTTGCAATCAAAAAATTATAGATCATTGGCCATGTACTTGGATCATTCTGAGTTGCATTAACCAAAGCCGAATTACCGGATTTACTTAGGAATATTGCCCTCCATTTTATTTGGACTGTATCAATAAATGATTGTGGTATAGTTATATTTGGTGGTATCTCACTTGCCATTATATCGGTAAATGGTATTATTAAATTAGGATCAACAAAGGTAAATACCCCATGAACTAAATCTATGGGTGCATCGGGATTTGTTATATCTTGTATAACATAATCAAATGGACCACTTATATCGCAATCAGCAGCTAAGAAGCTGAATGATGCAAAACCCAACCCCTTGGTTAATAAAGTTGGATTAAATTGTAGTATGGGTGGATTAGACTTATCAAATACCGATAGTAATACTTGAGATGTTGTTAGGTCTATCTCTGATAAATCATCATACTCAATGTCCTCCCATTTGTATTCAAATGCTTCATTCCTTACCAATGATAGGTCTATTCGACTGTTTAATGGTACTGGCATTTTTAAACTCCTTTAAAGGTGTGATTTATGAAAATGGTCAATATCTGGCTACTATTCTTAGTTATTGGGTTTTGTAATAATGCATACATCAATAGTTGGCTTCCCCCGGTTGGATTCGGAACGGTTATAGCTAATCTATTTATAGCTATCCCATTGACCTCATTTGATGCATACTTAAATTTATAGGTTATTACATTTGCCCCCTTCCCCGAATTTGATGAGCTTTGATCGTTTCTCATTGGATAGCCTGGTTCCAAGTTTTTAAGTGATAATGGAATTATCGAAGTAATATCTGAATAGATCGATGATTTACTAGGAGCATTCCCAGCTGTCCCTAAAACTAGATTTCCCAAATGAAATGAATTATCGGGAGTTTCCAGATTTGATCTTTGGCTATAGAACAAATCACCGGCATCCGTTACTATATTGGATGATACCAACTCACGATCATCTAGTAGAATTACTACCTTGCAACTTATTGAAATTGATTCCCCGTTTGTCATAAAGTTGAGATAAAACTAAAAAAGGAAACCTGTTAGAGCTTCCTTTTTTATATCTTATTGATAAAATTTTTCTTTTCTTAATCTACCTGGTCCTCATCCCGTAAGAACTCAACCATTGCTTTAGGCTTCATTGCACTAAAGTTCTTGATGTCCTCATCGGTTGTCTCATAGTTATTTTTGTAATACGCTATGAGCTCATCCTTGGTCATCTTGGTCAAATCAGTTTTTGGGGGGGTTACTGGGGGTGCCGGTTTGGATGATTTTTTAGTCTCTACCTCGGTCTCCTGCTCCACAACTTCCTCCTTTTCCTTTTTGGGTTTAAATCCCTTCACTTCTACGATATGACCCGCTTTTACGGCTTGCTTAATTCTATCCGTAACATTTCCATTTAACTCAGCCGGATTTGACTCATCGGTTGTTACTACCTTTAGTTTTGATACTGGGTCCCAAAAAATGGAAGCAGTACCACCAAGAACATAATGCTTTGGCATTGTTTAGCTTTGTTTAAATTACCCCCTCTTAGTTAGCTCCCGCAATTACCACATTTTCAGCGGAATCAACATCCATGTAAGAAGGGAAGCCATTAGATGCGAATGGTAAAGATGAATCGATTACTACCCGTCCATCCCGATAAAGAATAGCAAATCCGGTTGTAAGTGATGCATAGCTTGCAAGTTTTTGGCTTGAAACTATCTTCTCATCCTCTACTAATAATGGTTGTGCATTAAATTTGATAAGGGATGCATTTGCATCGACAATGATTTGTTGATCTACCGGTACTGCCCCATGAATGTAATAATTAGTTACTTCTGGAACCGGTGTTTTAAGATTCAATTTCTTTTCGGTTTGGTTACCGAATACTCTCAACTTAAATTCCCTCATATTAAGAGTAGTGATAGCTGCATTTTCACCCCCGATAATGGATTGTGGTAATCTTCCAATGCGGGACATTCTAACCCAAACGGTCAATAAATCAAGGTATTGAAGTGTTCCAGCCGATTGAACTCCAACTACTGGGGCTGATTCACTACCATCGTTCTGCTCACCATTAATCAGGATGTCGATCATCAAAGTATCGATGGCTTGGTTAAGCTTAATACCGAAATCTTGCAAGAAAATGCCCAATACATTCAATGATACATATTGCTGAACTTCATATGGGATTTGGATACCCTTACCTATTTTGCGGATTCTAACGGTCTTTTGACCGTATGAAATTGTACCCGTTGAAATAGTTTCCCCTTCACCAACATAACCGGGAGTAGCATCGGACATATTCAAACTTGGCATTACAATTTGTGGGTTTGCAATAGTTTGCTCAGCCGCAATCATATCTTGCCAGATGTGTGGGCACCGGCGTCTACGCGCCCAGCGTGG